TGTCCTGCGTGTGCTAGAGAGCAAACACCCGGCGACTACGGTTGGCTGACTGATCGCTTTTTAGATGTAGAGTTTTTTGAAATGTGTATTCCTGATAATGTCTACGCAGGACTAAAGCGCATACTGTTTACAGGTACTGTTGGAGATCCATGTACAGCGCCTAACTTTTTAGAAGTAATTGAAGTAGTTAGAAAGAAAGCACCAGATGTTATGATTAGTGTAGCTACTAACGGTGGCATGAAAAGTGCTAGCTGGTGGGCAAAACTTGCTGTAGCATTAGGCTCTAACTCAGAAGTAACATTTGCCATTGACGGCTTAGATGATACTAATGATATCTATCGAGTTAATGTAAAATGGAATAAAGTCTTAGAGAATGTTAAGGCATTCATCAACGCAGGCGGACAAGCTCGTTGGCAGTATATTGTATTCGAGCATAATCAACATCAAGTAGAACAAGCACAGGAGCTAGCGAAGGAGCTAGGATTCCATTCTTTTGTAATTAAACCTAGCCATAGGTTCAAAGTGGACGAGTTTCTAGGAGTAGAAGGAAGATATGGCCGTGACAATATTGCTATCAAACCTCCTACATTAGATCAGTTTGTACATAAGGTAATGATTGTTAAGAAAGAAGATTATGTTAGACCAGGAGCACCAGAGTGGTGGGCTAACAGTAACGATACAAAGATCAACTGTTATGTAAAAGAGTCAGGATCGATATACATTGATCATTTTGGTAGAGTGTTACCATGTTGTTTTTTATCAGGCGGAACTTTTGTTAGACGCAATAACAAGTATCCAGATGGTTGGGATCAGCTTTGGCAAGAACACGGTGATAGTAAAGTAAACTTACACGTCTGGTCTTGGGATACTATTATAAACTCAGAGTTCTTTAAGGGCATAGAAGCCAGTTGGACTAAGAGTTATGCCGAAGGTAGACTGTTAACCTGCGCAGGAACTTGCTCAGAGTTTAATGGACGGCTTAACGATGCTGAATCGTTTAGTACTAATAAAACTATACATTTCGACCCCAAGTAATTTTATTCCATATACGTTCATGTATAAAATAGAGTATTGTATTTGATACTAATTGTATGCTTGCTATACTTCCGGCAATAACAAAGTCACCGGATATCAAATAACTAATTCCAAATGTAGCACCACTTCCGGTTATTCGCCAACTAATAGTTTTTACTAAACTACGACTAGCCGTATCCATTACTTAAGACCTAGTTCCTTGCGAATCTTTGTAGCACTTATTGTTACAATGTTATCTTCAAAGAACTCTTGTTCTATTTTATAGCCCACATCTCGTCCATAGGTAATGTTTACAATGTTAGGCACTACTTGTATTTCGTACTGTCCTTGATACATAGGATCTAAGTCACGCTTAATGTATCGTTTAACTTGATCAATAGCAAAAGGATTACTACCTTGCCAACCTTGACAATCACGTATTTGAATAACTACTTGTCCAGTTTTAGCTAGCGCACGTTCAAACAACGCACGATGTCCGTCATGCCACGGTTGCCAGCGGCCTAACATCTGTACTGTTTCTTTCTGCCAATCGAATATAGGTCTACGTTTATCGGCAAGAATATGTTCAGCGATAAAGTCTGCCCACTTATTAGCATCTTGTTCTGTAACACGGAAGTCATATACCTCAGGTTCAACAAATGCTTTATTAGTATCTTCATAGCGACCTTCTTTAATAGTGTCTACCCAAATAGTCCAGTCTGCTTTAAAGTTGTTACGCATGTCTACTAACGGAGCAATAAAATCACATACCGCAAAGTCCTTGCCGCAGGCATCTGATAGTTCTCGCATGCGTAGGCTTTGTCTTATACGACCGTCGTAACTAAAATCCCAATCATTATGCATCTTACGAACATCGTCCGCATTGAACCACTCCAATGTCCTGTCTGCTGAATGTAATCTTTTAATAAGATTTAATGCTAATGTAGTCTTGCCTGATCCCGGCAGTCCCATAATTAAAATACGTTGAGTCATTACTGTCGTCCTATAATCATATAGCGTGTATATATGCTACCGCCAAGCTCGCCTTCCCATAATACATTTAGGTGGCTTTGTTCTTTAAACTGTTCTAAACTATCTGCTGTTCTTACGTGTTCAGGTATATCATAGTTATTGCTTTGTAATACAATTAAACTATTGTGTGGCAATCCGCTTAACCATAAATCGTATTCATCTTGTGTAATATGTTCACAGCTAGTATTAATGATTACTTCTGCGTCGCTACGAATAGCGCACATGTCTGCTGTTACTGCTTTAAACTTACCTATAATCTCTTCTTGCTTGTTCATCATTGTAGCAACAGATTCACACTCTGGATCAATGTCAATGCTACGAATAGTCCGTACTGGTATATCGCTTTGGAATAACATACTAGCAAGTGTCCCAACCCATCCACCACATATATCAATATTGATATATTCGGTAACAAAAGGTTTTAGTTGTTTGATTAACCATTCCTTACTGCTAATCTGTCCTTTCCAAAAGGCATCAAGCGTCCTAATAGGATCCTTGCTTTCACGGATAGCGCACATCCAATAATGTAAATGCGTAGTATCAATTTGCATAGATGGGGATTACCTTTTTGTTAACAAGGTCTTTTGGCTTTTGCTTAAACATGTTTGCTTCAAAGCTACACCAACATGAGTCACTCTGGCATGTAGTTGATGTAACAGTAGGGTTGAATGTTGTAGTAAAGTCTGTGTCAAAGATATTAAATGTTTCTATGTTGCTGTACAGGCCGTTGCCGCATATACCTGAGATACTACCAGAGTTCTTAATTGATAGCCAATGTACACCTACATCGCATTGCCAGCCTTTAAAGTTGTTTAATCTTTTTAGTATTAAATGGTTATCTGATATCTTATGTACTTTATTATTTGAATCAATAATTCGTACACTACTGCGAAACTTTTTATTAACTCTTAGATAGAAGAACAAGTTCGTTCTTCTAGCACGTACTTTAGAAATAAATTTAAGTTGTTCTGCGTTGTAGTTAACATCTTTATGTATAATCTCAACTAAGGTAATAGACCAAGTATGTTTGCTTTTCTTATAATATTCAATTGATGTTATACAGTCATCCCAGCATGTAGGATCCATTAACATAGCAATGTCTACTAGCACTTTATTTTTGTAGCATAAGTCTGCTAGATCTCGTAAGTGTGTAGGATCTGTAAATTTTTGATGATGGCTGATAGTTACTTGATCTAAGTAAGGCAATGCTCGTTCCCACCAATCAAGACTCTTGTATCCGTTAGTTGTTAATGTAAAGATACAGTTATAGTTTTCTTTAAAATGCTTTACAAAAGGAATAAACTTCTTCCAGTGTGTACATTCGCCACCTAATAGACTTATTTCAAACTTGCGCTTGTTAGTAGTCTTAATGTAATGATCAAGCAAGTGCGATAAGTTCTTAACTAACAACTCGTAGTTAGGCCACTTATACTTTGCCGCATGAGCGTCTTCCCAACAGTACCAGCATTGATAGTTACAGATGTCACCTAGTGATAACTCTATTCTAAAGTAATCGTTAGGCCAGTTTTGTTTGACTTCAATTATTTCCATTTAGGTATCTTTGAATCAGCAGAGCTTACACAACTAGGGGTTGTACATGTCTGCGCTGTTTTAAACAATTCAAAGCCTCCAGATAGAGTTCCTAATGGAACATCGTGACAACTATAGCCACGTTTAACTTCGTCACCTCTTATTATAACACTTTGATAGCCACTATTACAAGTCCAGCCTGTAAACTTGTTAAAGCCAAAGGCATTGAATCGCTCTGCTTGATCAAGGTAGTAATTGGTATTACCGTCCGTTAATCTAACCTGATACAAAGGTGCGCCTTCCGATGTTTGAGCAAACTCTGTACGCAGGATATTGATCTGGGCATCAGTATACCCGTCTACGACACCCGATGCTGTTTCATTACTCTGCGGCTTTAGCGTTACGTTAATACCTCTGGCTTTAAATCGTTGACAACGAGCAAGCAGGTCATCAAACTGTTCCGGAACCATAACTTGATTAACTGTTACGTGTACACCTTCACGCATTAGTTGTAAACACTTGTCAGTAAATTCTTGCTCTTTAGCAAACTCATGATGGAAGCTAGCTGTAATGCTTCTACGTTGTAATAGTTCTGTAGCTGTACACCAATTCTTCCACCATTTGCTACCAGGACTTAAATTAGTAGTCATATGAATACTCTGGTACGGAGTAAGGTCTCCATCATCAAGATGTTTAATCAAATCAGGTAGCTGTTTGTATGCGGTGGGTTCACCACCAGAGAAACTCCAATGGAACCGATTAAATCCATTTGCTCTTGCTTGCTGTTTAATCAAATCTATAGTTTTTATATAGACATCAATAGACTGATGGTCTGGAGTATCGCTGTTAGCATACGGCCAGCAGTAGCTACACTTATAGTTACAGAAGCGGCCAAGGATCCAGCTGACATTAAACAGGTCAGCATCTAACATTGTTTGTTGTCCAAATGATGTTATGTTATTCCAAGGGATATTCATTTAAAATACTCTTTATAGCAATTAGTTAATTTGATAACGGCAGGGTTCTCGTGAGTTGAATTGTACTGTAGCGTATTATAATTATGTTCTAATACACTAGCTAACGATTTATACCAAGACATCTTATCTTCAATAGCTATTACTTTTTTAATGCTGTTGATGATTGCGGCAAATCGTTCAAATGGTGGCAATGTATCGTATGACTCATCTATCCAACCATCAAATGTTTTATATCCCATAGCTCGTAGTTTATCTAAGCTACCTTTACCACTTAGTAATATAAACGGATGACATCCTGCGATAGCTTTAAATGTCTTTTCACTTAAGAATACACTATAGTCACTATCCGCATAAGCAACTTCTGATACAACAGATAGCCAACTATCATAGAACACTTCGGTAAGTATTCGTCTAATATAATAATTGTCGTGTTGGGTGTTATTGGGCTCCCCGTACAGTATTAGTGGTAATACGCTGTTAGCTTCTGCTACTAGGTCAGCAGGAACTGTTTGGCAATCTAACCAAGTTTGATTTGATGTAAACGGATTCATACTAACCAAGCCATCATCTAATAGCTTTGCCTTGTACAATTCTGTATAGAACCATAGTCGATGCGGACGTAATCTTTTCTGTAGACAATTATAAGTTTTAATGCTAGATAAGTTAGCTTGCTTATATTCAATGTTATCATTGATAGACTGCGTTAAGTTATTATTTTTAGCCATAGCCCATACATCACGTTCAAAGTGTGTGTAAGTTATAACAGTTATTTTATGATTAACATTACTGTTGCTTGCCCATGTATTGTATTGTTCTAGTGCTAGTTGATTCCCTGTTACATAGATTACTGCGTTAGGAGATACTTTATAATCTTCGCACTCTTTATGGAACCATTCCCATAACCAATGCGTTTGATGTCCTTCTAGGCTTTGATCCAACATTAACATAGCACGACCTTTCTGTAGATCTTTTAGCTGTTTGTTGTTAAGGAAACTAAACACACTAGCCCTGCTAGTATCACCAAACGTGCCACCTGCCCAATCGTGCGGGTGATGATTTACTCCTGTAGCAATGATATAATTTTTAGGACCAAAGAACGTATCACTATTAAATCTACGAGAAATAGCAGTACTAGTAGCATGATCAGCTAATGGGCTTGGTGCGAATCTTCTAACACCAGATCTATTAACATCTGGACAGTTAGTAAAATTTAATAGTTCGAGCTTGTCTTCAAATACAAAATTCATTCTTTACCAAATGCTTATAAATTTCTTCTGCGGCAGTTGCTTGTCCTTTAATACTCCAATGACTACATGGTGTTAGATATTCGCTAGGCTCTGTTAGTTTGCCGCAATACGAATACCAATGTGTTTTAATACAGTCTTTATCGGACTCTAAGTTACGCATCATTTCCATAAATGTTTTGTAGCCTTTAGGTCTTATAAAGTTATTCCAGTCAACAATCTCTGCTAAATCTTTTTGTTTATCTAATATACCACAAACCATATGAGGATCTACATAATCATCAAACGCTGATCCAAACGCAAACTTATATCCATTTGCGTTAGCGAATGTCTGTGCTTCTGCTATAGTTAACAGCAATTCAATTACAGCACCCTGAACTGAGTAAACTTGTTCTAGATACTCTTTTTCCATTTTAGCTATAGGAGCATGGTTACGTCTAATAGGCCAAAGAGTTTGCCATCTCATGTGCGATGTTAATTCCTCGTTATTCTTAAGAAAATCAATACGATTGATTCCACTAATCATAAAAACTATTATAACATCTTTAGCATCTTTGGGCAAAGCGTTAAGATACAGCTCTTTAACTGCGGCTCTGTTACCTATGCCATTAATGCCCAAATTAATAATTTTATAGTCTGGTAAATGATTATCACGCAATTGACTAAGCCAGTTGTTTTTCTGTTGTTCGTCTATATATTGATAGCCAGTTACATTGTATGGAGGGCCATCTAATGCTCGCCAGGATTCTGTAGAGTAAGCACCTACTCCTTGTGTAAAGCTATCGCCAAGGCCTATGATAACCTTATCGCCAGGATTGATAGTTTCGCTAAACTGTTTGTACATATTCTATTAATTCTAAATGTTCTGGTGTAGGGTTTGTATAATAACTTATTAACAAGTTACGGTTATGTTCTAGTACATCACGCATAGATTCAAGCCATGCTAACTTATCTGGTATTTGTTTAATCTGTTCCAGTGAACGCATGATAGCAGTAAATCTTTCAACGTCATCGCAATTATCGTATGACTCATCTATCCATCCACTAAATGTTTTATAACCTAATGCTCTTAGTTTAGCTAATACTCCGCGACTGCCTACTATAATAAAAGGCTGTAGACATATAATTGGCTTGAATGTCTT